GATCGTGCCCACCTGGTGCAGCGACTCCAGGCGGCTGTTCTCGATCTGGATGACCGAGTTGGCGCTGGTCTGGTCGGTGTGCGCGATCAGCACCGCCTGCCCGATCCCCACCCCGTGGATCCAGACGCCCTCGATGTGGACAGTGCCGGTCTGCCGGTACAGCGCGATGCCGTACGAGCTCGCGATGTCGTCCACGGAGGTGGGGCGGCTGATCTCGCCACCGACGATCACGACGTTGCGGCCACCGACCAGCTCGAGCCCGCCCGCCACCGTCAGTGGCGTGGCCGGCAGCTTGACGATGTAGTCCTGGCCCGCGTTCAGCGAGAACGAGTGGCTGCTGTTCGTCGCGTTGAGCGTCACCGGGTTGGTGAGCGCCGGCGGCCGCCACAGCAGCGTGCCCGGCGGCGGCGGCGGGGGCGGCGGCCCAGAGTTGTCAACGGTGACGGCGGCCTGCGGTGCGTAGCCGATGTTGCCGGCGGCGTCGTAGGCGCGCGCCCCAAAGGTGTGCGCGCCGTTCGCCAGCGTGGTGGTGTCGAAGGGCAGCGTGTACGGCGAGCTCGTGTCCTCGCCGAGCGAGGCGCCGTCCTTGAAGAACTCGACGCGGGTGACGCCCACGTTGTCGGTGGCGGTCACAGCCAGGGTGACCTGACCGCTGATCGTGGTGCCCGCCTGCGGCGCCGTGAGCTGCGCTGCCGGCGCCTGCGTGTCCACCGGCGGCGGCGGGGTGCCCGGCGAGTAGGTGCCGGTGGCGCCCTTCGTGAGCACGGCCACCTCGTAGCTCGAGGAGCCCTTGGCGAACCGCACCGTGGCGCGGGCCGGGTCGTTGGTGCGCGACACCACCGTGCCGCCTGCCGAGAACAGGTACCCGTACCCCGGCTGCGGCGTCCACCCCAGCGTCAGCGAGTTGGACGTCTGCGAGACCAGGTGCACGTCCAGCGTGTCTGCCGCGGCGCCGCTCGAGGCACCTACCAGCAGAGCGGCTAGCACTACCCCCATCCCCCAAACGCGAGCGCGGATCATCTGCGGCCTCCTGTTTGGGTAGGCGCGGCGGGAGCGCCGTAGCACCCCCGCCGCCGTTACGCCTACAGGTGCGTGCCGAGGTGGTAGAAGCGGTTCGTGTCGAACACCACGGCGTTGAACGCGCCGATCAGCCCGACCAGGTAGCCGCCGATGTTCGGCTCCACCACCCGCATCTCCACCGGGTTGCCCGGGTTCTCCCCGATCAGCAGCGCCTGCGAGTCACCGACGACCGCAGTGTCCTGATCGAAGCCGTACGAGCCGACAACCTTGAGCCCGAAGAAGTTGCCGGACATGCTGCCGATGTCGAGGTTCCCCAGCGGCGACATCTGGGCCACCTGGTCGGTGCCCAGCGTGGCCAGCTGGAAGAACCTGTTCGCCGACAGGTACAGCGTGTCTGTGCGGTGCCTGCCGCTCGTGGCGGTGTAGATGCCCTGGAAGCCCGCCGCCACGGCGGTGCGCCAGTTGCCGAACGTCTCGGTGCCGGACGTGCCGAGCCGCCCGGAGGCGGTGCCGACCGTGCCGACGTTCGACGTCTCGACGGCCTCGCATGCCACGCCCTCGGTCTGCCGGGCGTACGCCTCGGCCGCGAGGTCGAAGTACAGCGAGAGCACGTCCGGATTGCTCCAGTTGACGGCCTGCCACGAGATGTCGACCGCACCCAGGTAGGTGTTGGCCGTAAGCGTGGCCGAGGTGACGGTCGGCGCGACCGTGCCGGCCTCCGTCTTCTCAGCCGACTGCAGCTCCACCGTCGGGCGGGTGCCGATCTTCGGGTAGATCAGCGAGCCGCGGTCGAGCGGCACCTTGCGCCCGGAGTCCACGACTGGCCGTGACTTGTCGATGATGTCCAGGATCTGGGTCATGTAGGTGGGCTGGATGATCCCGGCCACCGTGGACGAGGTGACGTTCTGGACGGTCCGCTCGAGCCGCTCCTGCGCCTCGTGCACGATCCGCTCCACGTCACCGTCGGCCGCCGCCATGCGGGCCACCTCGGGCCTGCGCACGATCAGCTGGTCGCGGGCGAACTGCGCGAACGTGCGGTGCACGACACCGCCGTGCATCGCCTGCCGCTCGCTGACGGCCTCGTCGCTGCGCAGCACCTTGCTGACGTCCACGCCGCCCTGCATGCGCTCGACGTCGCCGGCCAGGGCCAGGAGCTCCTCCTCCATGTCCATGACCGTGGTGCGGTACTTGGTGATCTGCTCCTGCTCGAACTCGCCGAGCTCGCGCTTCTCCTCCTCGGCGATCGCCAGCAGATCGTTGATCTTCTCGTAGGTGCGATCGCGCTCGTCGGCGAGCCGCTCGAGCCGCACCTTCATGATGCCGTCGGCCATGACAGCCAACCTCCTCGTCGGGGTAACAGATGCCCCGGCGGGTGCCGCTCGGTGGTGTGCGGGGGTGCCGCTGGCGCGGGGTGCCCGGGTGCCACGGCGGGGTGCGCCGTACTGCGTAGTCGGGGTAAGGGTACTAGGCGCGGCCGGCCATCGCCATCATCGACGTCGGCGGCTGCTCGCCCGCCTGCCGGTACAGCCTGGCCAGCTTGCGCGCAGCTGCGGCCCGCGCCTGCGGCGGCGCCTGCGCCTGGTTCAGCCTCGAGGCCGCCGCGTGCATGCCGTTCACGTTGAGGTCGCCGTTCGGCTCGAGCACCGGGAACGCATACCGCGTCTTGGCCGTGTCGAACTGCGGGCCCCGGTCCAGGATGCAGGCGCGCTGCCACTGCTCGTCGTCGAACCTGGCCGGCGAGCCGTCCCAGGGGGGGCGCACGATGGCCCGCTTGAGCAGCGGCTCATAGCCGACGCGCTGCAGCAGCTCGTCGATGTCGCTGCGCCGTTCGGGGTCCGGGGCGGGCGCCTCGGGCTCCGGGGCCTCGGGCTCAGGCTCCTCGGTGGTGGTCTCGCGCACAGCCAGCACCCCGGCGTCCTTGTACGCCACGATGCCGCCGGCCGAGCCCGAGGGCCGGCACAGCGCGATGTTTACGAGCCGCGCCTTGGTGCGCTTGACCAGGCCGCCCTCGCGGATCTCGCCGCCGGGCAGCGGGTCGAACTCGAGCGAAACGCCCGTGAGGTCGCCCTCCTTGACGAGCTCGAGCGCCTTGTCGGCGTCGGGGTGGTTGAGCATCCTGAACGTGCCGTGCAGCCCGTCGCCCGGCCCCTCGCGCAACTGGGTGCCGCGGCCCACGATGCCGCCGATGCCCGCCTCGTGCTCCACGTTCACGAACACCGACACGCGGTTGGGCGCCTTCAGCTGCCGGTCGAACGCGCCCTCCAGCCACATCTCGTCGTACGGCTCGTAGTACGGCGGGTCCGCCACCCGGGCCGTCTGGTTGTACGGCACGATGCGCACGTCCAGGGTGCGCCCGTCGCCGCTCGCCTCGATCCTGGCGGGGAACTCCCGCCGCAACATCTGGTCATCGCCCATCGCTCGCTCCTTAGTAGGTCGCTGTGCTCGTCGGCCGCAGCTCGACCACCTGCGGTGGCTGCTGCGAGGGGGACGCCCCCGCCGACGGCGGCGTCATCAACTGCTGGAGCGCCTCCTGCGCCTGCTCCGCAGGCAACCTCAGGAGCACCCGTGCCTCCTCCACCGTGACGATCCCTTCCTGGATCAGCTTCGTGACCGCGTCGACCAGCTCGTTGAACGTCGGCGCCAGAATCTCCCGGGCGTCGAACATCACCCCGGACCCTGCCGGCAGCATCTGCGCCGACAGCGCGTTCGACAGCAGGTTCGCCATCGTCCGCAGCTCGAACCGCCACCAGTGTTCCCCCAGCATCGCCGGCGACTGGTAGTTGAGGCCGCCCTCGATCGGCAGGTTCAGGAACAGCGCCGGCACCGACGCGCTCGAGGCCAGCACCTGCGCGTCGAACTTCTGCGAGTCCAGCAGCATCAGGTCCTGCACCGAGAACGACAGCTTCTCGATCTCCACCTGCGGCGGCAGCACTGGCGGCGCTCCCCGCCGGTCGGCGGTCTTCTGCACCCACTCGGCCTGCAGGATGCCCGCCTGCTTCTCGTCGATCTTCTGCAGCGACTTGAGCGCGTACTGCGGCACGTCGGTGCGCATCATCACGCGGCCCAGGTCGCTGGCTGCCAGCAGCCCGTACGCCTGCGACGCGTAGCTCTTGATCAGGCTGGTGCCGCGCACCTGGCCTCGGGGGTTGCGCGAAACCTGCACCACGTCGGCGGCGTCGAACCACTCGTCGCCGAAGCGGTAGCGGCGCCGGCCGCGGCGCACCTCCACGTCCGCGGTGTCGGCCTGCGCCAGCGTCCACGCCGACGGGTAGCCGTCCGCGTAGCGCGCGGTGACCACGATGAACGCGTCGCCCCAGCGGTACATGCTGTCGATGCAGGCGTACACCGCGTCCGAGATGCCGTTCGGGAACCAGGCCGGGTCCGGGTTGGCCACCCACGCCGGCTCGCGGCCGCCGTGGAACCGCAGCGGCATAGCCGAGATCTGCTGCGCGTTCAGCTCGATGCAGCGGTTCGCGACCCACACCCGCTCGATCAGCCGCGGCGAGAACGAGGCGCCCGTCATCTGGCCCCAGAACTCCGAAACCTGCGCCTGGAACGCCGCCTGCGCCGTCTGCGTGTCCGACTCCGCGGCCGTCTGCCGCTCGAGCGCGGCCGGCACCTCGGCCCGGCGTAGCGCCGGCCAGCCCTCCGTAAACGCTGTGCGGATCAGCCCCATCTAGTCAACCTCCACTTGCATAGTGGCGCACGTTGTGCTATAGTTCTGCATGTCAGGGTTCCGCTACCTAAGGAGGACGGCATGGCCCGCACCTACTACATCGACAGGATCGACGACGAGTCGTCAGAGCAGTTGAGCGTAACGATCCAGGCAGCCGATGACGCCCACGCCCGCCTCGAGGCGCTGGACATCGTCAGGGACAAGCGCTGGGACGCCGCCGAGATCTGGGACAAGGACGCCGACCTGTACATCGGCCAGGTGGACAACGACCAAGTGGACGCCAAGTACGGCCCGGCCGTCAAGCCGATGGCCACCAATGG